GCTTTCACTGCAGAAAATTGGCGTAAAGTGATCCTTTTTTGGCGTTTACGCCATCACACCATCGGCTTAGAGTGACTCCAGCATCCTCGGAAAAGGAGTCAATCATGACTAAGATCGGCATCAACGGCTTTGGCCGTATCGGACGTAACGTTTTTCGCGCAGCGCTGGGCAGCGATGATATTGAAATCGTCGCCATCAACGACCTCACCGACAGTAAAACCCTCGCGCATCTGTTGAAACACGATTCCCTGCTCGGCCGATTACCGGCGGAAGTGGAAGCCGGCGAAGGCGAATTGCGCATTGATGGCAAAGCAGTGCGCGTGTTCAGCGAGCGCGATCCGGCGAATATTCGCTGGCGCGATGTCGGCGTGGATATCGTGATTGAAGCCACCGGTTTCTTCACCGAACGCGACAAAGCCGCTGTGCACATCACCAGCGGCGGTGCTAAGCGCGTGATTATCTCCGCGCCGGGCAAGAACGATGACCTGACGATTGTGCTGGGCGTGAACGATCAGCGTTACGATCCGCAGCAGCACTTTGTAGTGAGTAACGGCAGCTGCACCACTAACGGCTTAGCGCCAGCAGCGGCCGTGCTGCATCAAGCGTTTGGCATCGAGCACGGTTTAATGAATACCACGCATGCTTATACTAACAGCCAGGTGCTACACGACCAGCCAGAGAAAGATCTGCGCGGTGCGCGAGCGGCGGCGCTGTCGATTGTGCCTTATTCAAGCGGTGCGGCGAAGGCGCTCGGTCGGGTGATTCCGGAGCTGGACGGTCGATTGACTGGCTATTCCCTGCGCGTGCCGGTGCCGGTGGTTTCGATTGTTGATTTGACCGTGACGCTGAAACGCGATGTGACAGCAGAAGAGGTGAACGACGCCTTTAAAGCGGCGGCGGCTGAAGGTCCGCTGAAGGGGATTCTCGGATACAGCGATGAGCCGCTGGTATCGAGCGATTATCAGGGCGATGCCCGTTCATCGATTATCGATGGGCTTTCTACGCTGGTGATTGGCGGCAATCTGGTGAAGATCCTTGCCTGGTATGATAACGAATGGGGCTTCTCGAATCGTTTAGTGGATTTAGCGCGCTTGATGGCAAAACGCGGATTGTAAGCCAGGGTCGCCATTTATGGCGACCCTTCCAACAATAACGCCGTTACTTCAACCCCATCGCATTCTTCAGGGTAAAGAACAGATCGGTCTGATCGGTCAAGCCCACCACGTTTGCCGCATGCGGGCCATACGCCGCAATACGCACCTGCGAACCGGTGTGCTCTTGCGAATCCTCTTCTGAATTGCCGTAGCTGATGGTCATCACCGCACCATCTTTGGTGTTCACCGCCTGCGTCAGGCCCGGTGCTTTGGTGCCGTTTTCAACGATCTGGCTGCTGTGCGCGTGATCGGCGGTCACCACCACCAGCGTGTCGCCGTGCTCTCGCGCAAATGCCAGCGCCTGCTGCACCGCTTCATCCAGATCGACGGTTTCACCAATCTGACCGCATGGATTAGCCGCATGATCCTGCTTATCAATCGACGCGCCTTCTACCTGCAGGAAGAAGCCTTTCTCATTAGTCCTCAACAGATCGATAGCTTTTTTGGTCATCTGCGCCAGCGTTGGTACCGAAGCTGGACGCTCTTTATTCACTTCGCAGGTCACTACCGGCTTATCAATGTTGCCATGATAGCTGGCTTTCGGTCCCTGCCAGCGCACCGGCATATTGCCGTCGGCGAACAGGCCAAGCACCGGTTTATTCTGATCTGCCTGCTGAATGGCGTTCATGCCATCCAGATTATCAATCCACTGATAGCCCAGCGCTTGAGCCTGTTCGCGCAGGGTTTTGCCCTGATACTCGCCGGCTTTGGCGGTTTCGCCGAAGGATTTCGCGCCGCCGCCTAACGTAACGTCCGCACGGGTTTTCAGCATCTGCTCGGTAATCGATCCTTTACCGCCCTGCTCCAGCGCATTGGTTGGGCACAGCTCGCTGGTTTTCTCCGGGCCGTAGCATTTGCGCGAGGTAACGTGGGCGATCAGGGCCGCTGGCGTGGCGTCCTGCAGCTCAGCAGTGGAGACGTTGCCGGTGGCTTTACCGGCGGCTTTCGCCAGCTCAAGAATCGTTACCTGATCTTTGCCGTTCACGTCGACGCCTATCGCGCCGTTATAGGATTTGGTGCCGGTGGCCCACGCGGTGGCCGAGGCGGCGGAATCCGTCACGTAATTTGGCTTATGGGTTTTCTTGTCTAATGAATAGTGCGTGTATTGACCGGTGAGCGGCAGCGCATCAAGGCCGGGGAAGAAACCGCCCGCACCACGCGCCTGATTACGTGCGGCAGTGATTTCCGAATCTCCCATGCCGTCACCAATCAGCAGAATCACGTTTTTCGCGGTGCTATTGATTAGTGAAGCTTTCAGCGCTTCAGTCTGATCGCCAGTGAGACGACGTGCGCCGCCGTGCTCAGTGACATCGCCGGAAGCGGCGCGGGAATATTGCGCATCTTCTGCCACTGCTGATGTCGCGATCAGCGAAGCCAGCAGCGTAACCGTAAAGAGAGGTATCTGTTTCATTTATAAGCATCCTTATCCATAGATATAACCAAATGTTTCAGCGGACAAGTCTGCGACAGTGGGGTGACATTTTTGTGACAGAAAGGGAATGATTTGATGACAGAATCGCCATTGTGAACAGGCTAACGGCAATACGCTCAGAGCTTAAGCGAATAGAACAAAAGGAGAAAATAGCACTTGACCCTTTTCAGCGATCTCCCTATAGTAGCGCCCCGTTGACCCAGCGCGGTTGACAAAAAAATGTGGTGAGGTGTCCGAGTGGCTGAAGGAGCACGCCTGGAAAGTGTGTATACGGCAACGTATCGGGGGTTCGAATCCCCCTCTCACCGCCACATTAAGTAGGACGTTGCGTGGACAACACCGTATGTAGACTGACTCCAAAGACTACTGCGAGACAACGGAACTACAAAAGAAGTACAAAATAGTGCACGCGAAATGCACGCGCATCTTGGATGCAAAGAAAAAGCCTCTGGTTAACTCCCAGAGGCTTTTCTTTTTGTGTCCTATTGCAACAATATGTTTCTTTATAAACTGTCTATACATATCTTCATTCCTAAGAATTTTTAAAAGTCATTTAAACGCCATTTTTTTGTTCTACATCAATAACGTATCCGCTTCGTCCTTACTTAACTCAAATCACCTACTATGATTTTCTCGTAGTCAGTTAGCACATGAAATTTTCCAAAACTTATGTGAGGTAACCCTATGGAAGAATACGCTTACAAAGGTGGTGCGGGTAATTTTGCAAATAATCCACATCGTGCCCGAGAGGCTGGTAAGGCCGGAGGAAAGGTAAGCGGAGGAAACTTCCGAAACGATCCGGCACGAGCCATTGAAGCCGGGAGAAAGGGGGGCAAAATCAGCCGCAGACCCGCAGCAGAAAATGACTAAATAGTCCCCTACCCTGTTTGCCAAGGATTGGCGCTTAGTTGTTAACTCTTTATTCAAAGAATTACCTCGTCCTGCTCGAGGTAAGCCATGGCATCTAATATAGATGCCCATCCTGTTGACTTAGTTAAAGGATAATTTATTATCCGCATGCCATTGTGTAAGTAAATATCACACGTCTTCGATTTACCATCAATTTGGATGTCTTTGAATAAGCTTCGAGCGATTGCCTGATATTCTTTTCTGTCACTAATATTTAAGACATCTAAGGCCGCTGTAGATTTCATATCCCGTTCAAATTGTAAATCAGCCATTGATTTTTTCAATTGACTAATCTCAGAAGATAGTTCAGTGGCTCTTCGCGTAAACTCACTAACATCTGGCGCCAATTCAATTGCTTTTATTATGTTTTGAAGCTTCCCTGATAACTCTATATGCTTAGCTGTCATCGAAATTAAAGCTGTGTCCTTCGATAGGTTCCTGTTCATATTCGATGCTTCATTTATTACGCCTGTTATTAAGTAGCGGTCAGTTAAGTCTCTCCTTACGGCTACTGAAGAGCACCTATGCTGACGGCGCATTGTACAGACATAGTAGCCATAACCTTTTGTATTGATTCCAGTCAGAATGATAGAATGACCGCATTGCTTACAATGCATTAGACCTTTGAATACATTAATAAGATGAGGATTAAAATTTAAGTTTCGTCTGCTTTCGGGTTCGTAGCTGATTCGCTGAACTCGGTTGAAATCATCCACATTTATTATAGCTGGATAATAATTAGGAATCTCATCAACACCCGGCACTGTTATCCGATAGGAAGGAACAAGATATCCAATTACTGTTTTTGCTTTAACAAGCCTCTCAATTGAAGCTGAATTCCATTTAGCAACTTTACCACGTAAGTTTTCTTTTCCTTGCTCATTCAATGTTTGGCTTATTTTTTGAAATGACCTTCCATCTAATCGCATTTGAAATATAAAGCGAACAATCTCAGCTTTTTCTTCTATAATATCAAATCCATCTCCTAGAGCATTTACTTTTAACCAGTATGGACAGTGGCGAGTCATGATTTTTCCTGTCTCAGCAGCCTGCTTACGCTTTTCTGCCCAAACCGCTCGCTGCCGCTTTGACTTTATCTCACTTTCCTCATTTGCTCGTTGAGCAATAAGAATTGCTTTGATAATAGAGTAGGGATCGTCAAGAGAGTCACGAGTATAATGTGTGCTATCACTTAACGTGACCACATCAATTCCAGCCTTAAGTATTGCCCTTAGGCGCTCTGTCGCATCACCAATTTTCTCGCGAGATAAACGATCAAGACTTTCTATAAGAAGAACGCTTCCTTCGTCAATCAAGCCTCTTTGCACTGCCTCCATGAATTCTGAAAAAGCACCGGAAATAGCATGCTGTCCCTTATAAGCACTTAATCCCAAATCCTCAAACGTTACTGGGTCAAGATAGTAATCACTATTATTTTTAAGCCACTCCTCAATAAGTTTCTTCTGCCTTCTGACAGAATCACCCTGAACCTGCTGAAGAGATGAAAAACGTAGATACGCGATAGCCCTTTTCATAATGTTCTCCGCGCAACGGAAAACTAAATTATAGGCCGCGCTTCGTCATATATGCATGTCACCTCATGAGTCACCACTCCCACCACTGCAATATCTTCCAGAAGGTCATCCATCAGGAATGCGCCATCGTCGGTAATCAGTCGCCGCGGATGAATCATGATCATCGCCCACTCATACATGCCTGACATCTCAATCAGCACCGTGTCACCGTTTACCGGGTAACGCTGCTTATCGATTATGCACCTGCGGCCGTTCAGCTCCACCATGCTGGAAGTCTCACGCGTAGACAGGATGTGCTGCAGCGGCTGAAGCAGAAACGTCACTTCGCCACTGGCAGGTCCGACAGTCTGGTGGTGTATGCCGGCGACAACATTTCGCGTTTCATCTCCCAGGATTTCTGGATACCCTGCCCTGCAAACCATAATTTCCCCTTCCCGCTCTGGTTGAGACCGTCAACGATGCGCATCAGCGATTCGCTGTTGGCCTGTGGCTTGAATTCGTCAAAGAGATTGAGCTGAGACACGCCCTGACTGTAGAAGTCGCCCAGCATGACGCCTGCTTTCATATACCGGCACCCGTCGCGCCATATGTGGTCGAGTCCCTGCATGGCCACGCGTATTATTTCTCTCGTGTCATTCGTTGGAGTCAGCAGCCTGCCCATGGCCTGGTTACCATAGAACACTTCGCCTTCTGCATGTGGGCTTGTTCGGACGAAGACAGCTACCTGACTGCAATACTGGCGTTCTCGCCTTAGCTTCTCAGCCGCGCGCTCAGCATAAGAGCAAACAGCCTGCCTCATGTCCTCGTATTCAGTGATGCGTGAACCAAATGAACGTGAGCAGACAATCTGCTGCTTAGTCGGCCCGAACTCTTCCAGCTCGAGGCATGGCTCGCCGCGCAGCTCACGGATGGTTCTTTCCATTACGACAGTGAAGTTATCGCGCATCAGCTTGATGGGGCTGTTCGCTAAATCCAGGGCTGTGTTAACGCCCATGATTTTTAGCCGTTTGGCGATTCTCCTTCCTACGCCCCATACATCCTCAACCGGCACCAGCGCCATCAGCTTCTTCTGCCGATCGACATTCGAAAGGTCAACGACTCCTCCGGTCTGCTTCCACTTCTTGGCAGCGTGATTGGCAAGCTTGGCCAGCGTCTTGGTCTGTGCAATGCCGACACCGACGGTCAGATGCGTGTCTCGCTTGATTCGCTCCCGCACCTCGCGGCCAAAATCTTCCAGCACCCGGCAGTTGCGGACGCCGGTCAGGTCGAGGAAAGCTTCGTCGATGGAATACACCTCCACCGATGGCGCCATCTGCTCCAGCGTCGTCATCACCCGGTTGCTCATGTCGGCGTACAGCGCATAGTTGCTGCTGAACACGTGAATCTTGTGCCGGCGGATTTCATCCTTCAGCTTGAAGTAAGGCGCACCCATTGGGATTTTCAGCTCTTTTACTTCAGCGCTTCGGGCGATCACACAGCCGTCGTTGTTGCTGAGCACCAGAACCGGCTTACCGCGCAAATCAGGCCTGAACACCGTTTCGCAGCTGGCGTAAAACGAGTTGACGTCAACTAACGCAAACATCACATTCCGCCGTTTGGATTGAATACCTGAAACACGCGCTCCTCACCTTCCGATGTTGAGATATCCCGGAATACTGACTTGTGAGCCTCGATCCAGTTATTCGCTTGCCGTGGCGTGTAATGCCAGTTCAGGCGCTCAAGTTCACTGACAAAGTCGAGTGTGCTTACGGTGTAGCGGCCAGCAGCATCGCGTTTGATTGCGAACCTGAAGGCGTCTTTGATTTCGTAGTCGCGGGGCATGGTCATCTCCCTCCCTGATATATACTGTATATAAATACAGTAATATCGATCAGTGGAATTGATCAAGTCGCTGCGCTTGAGGAATTTGTAAAGCCATTGGTGGGTAAAGAAATTTAGTTTTTTAACTGATGGCTTTTTGACTTAAGCGATTAGAAATCTACGCTTAATTAGCAACATATCGTTGCCTTAACGGGGAAAGGAAATGATGAAGAGCTTCTTAGGTGGGATGATCATAATTACAAGTCTAATGACATTAGCTGGTTGCCAGCATGAAAGCCCTGCTGTAGGCCCGGACGGAAGACCGCACGCGCCAAGTGGTGAGTCCGTTCCTGGCGGCCCATTAGGTAAGGGCCCGGTTGGTCAGCCTCAGGCATGATTGAAGGTCAGCAGGCACCTTTTAGTGCTTGCTGACGCCAAAGAGATACATCGCCAACTCAGCTACGCAACTCCCGTCCTCATCTTCAAACATTGCCGCCATGTACCCGACCAAGGATTCATTGGTGATCGGGATTCCCTCATCAAGCATGTTAATCACCGCCTGCCCCATGACGGTACGCACTGCATCCATCGCAAGGTCGCAAACTTCAATATCCATGCATCCTCCTGTAGTGGAGTATTCACGGTACGCCTGCAACAAGGTAATCACATAAGAAACGGCTCAAATGGTCTAACCTCAAGGTTACACCCGCAGCCTGCATGAAGATGGACGCGGTCTTAAGCTGCCCCGTCGCCGGGGCTTTTTTATGCTGGAAGTTGAATGAAATATACGCAAACCGATTTCATGGTTGCATTTATGGATAACGTAAGCATTGTGTGAGATTATTGTAAGCATAATGACTGACAGCATGCAGGTGTGTTAATGGTTTTCTTCACCCGCCTTTTTGGCCTTGTTTTTCTCTTTTGCATCCTAGTTCTTAAATCCTATGAATGGCCTGATAAACGGTTTTTCTATATTGAAATCATAGGGCTAGGGCTGTGGGCTTGGAGCGAGATTCATTGGCTTCGTAGTAAAAAACGTCTCGACTCTTCCGCGCTGCCTGAAAAAAAATAGTGCAACTCACCAGCTAAGATATTTCTTACAGAATTTCTTGTGAGATCTCTTCCATCATTCCGCAAAGGGATCAACAATGCTTTGATAAGCATGAGTAAATTTTGCGTAAGCATTGATGGCTAATCATCAAGCCCACCTTTTTACCTTTTAGGACTGGAAATTGAAATCACTAAATATCAGTTACATGGATAGGATTGACCATCTTAGATTTTTTGCTGCTGTCATGCTGATGATTCATCACTTCAGAGGTAATATAAATTGGGATGGGTCATATTCAGCCAATGCCATGATAAGGCTTTGGATGGAAAACGGATCGAGCGGCGTTTCTTTTTTTCTCGTGCTTACCGGGTTTCTTTTCTGCCTGATTTCAAATAGTGGTGATAAGCAAATAAAATATGGCGGGTATTTATATAACAGAATACTTAGAATATTCCCATTAATGATTTTCCTTGTATTCATTGTTATTTGTTGCAGCAGGCAGCAATCATCCCCAATGGACATATTGCGCATTATAACCCTGCAGCTAAATACTGGAAACACTTACACTGGGTGGGGTCATGAATTCTTTCCCTCTGGACCAATTTGGACAATTGCAGTTGAGTTTCAATTTTACTTAATATTTCCATTTATAGCTTTATTTTTGCATCGTTATGGCCCTAAATATCTTTTAGGACTTGTGGTATTGATGGTTGCCACTCGCTTCAATGTTGCAACCCTAAAAGGTGGAGAAATTTACTACAACATGTATCACACGATGGTAGGTCGACTTGACCAGTTTTCCATTGGGATACTCTTCGGCTTTGCGTATCAGAAAGGTTATTTTAAATTCCTTTCAAAATGGTCGCTCCTGATACCAGTAGCAATTTCATCTATTGCTGCTCTGACATACCTTTTCACCTTTAACAAAACAACCGTTGGTTATAGCACTTGGTCATTTACTGTTGAGGCAATTTGTTGGGGTGCTATAGCGGTTTGCTACTTAAATGCATCACTGCCGGATATAAAACCAATAAACACTGCTCTTTCTTATCTTGGTATGACAAGCTTCTCTATGTATCTATTGCATCTTCCTGTAGGAGGTATGTTCAATAAAATTATGGGATGGGGAAGCCCTGAGACGGTCTCTTCTTCCTTAGAAGAGTCTATGATAAGAATACCAATTATAATAGCGGTATCATTCTTCACATTTTATATGATTGAAAAACCTTTCATGGGATTAAGAGTTAAATATACAAAGTAGAGATGGGCCGGTTACGGCCCATTTTTATAATTATATATAGCGTTGATTTAAAATGGACAGATTGAGTAAGCTTCAATATCTATTATATAAATCCGATCGTATGACTCAGCATCACGGCAGCCGCCCTTCCGGTTCCGTTAACGATTGATCCGCAGTGACCGCCAGAGCTCCCCACGAAGGTGCCAAATGGAACCGTCCTTAAAAGCGTGGTGTCAGGGCCGTTAAGCTTCACGTCGATGTTGAAACCTGAAGCATTTTTGTAAAGCCCAACCACCGCGCTGTATCCATCAGCTGTAAACACCGCACCCGCAGTTATTGAACTAGATCCCAGATAAACCTCTCCTGTGCGGTTCTTCCAGTAGATATCCCAGATAGACAACTTGTTGGCTGTGTTCCTGAAGAGAAGGATTCCCGCCTTGTATCCATCAGCCTTTGAGCCGTTAGAGGTGGCAATCGGCGACGTGTTGTAATAGAACGCATTACTCTCGCAAAGAATGATGCCTGTCTCTATCGGCCATGTGCCTGAAAGGGTGATGTTTGTGACGTTGCCATCCACACCAAACCCCACCCTAGTATCGTTAAACGGATCGAAGGGCACATCAAGAACGGTCATATTGGCGATGGAGCCAGGAACAACAAACTGCGACTTTTTGAGAATGCTGAACTGCGCCCCCGGCGTGACCGAGAAATACCCCATGTAGTAGCCGTCAGCGTCAACTGCTGCGTTTATGCGGTAATAGATGCGGTTTAGCCCATATGGCATCTGTCCCATCAGCTGAGCGCATTCTGATGGGTTCTTATCTGCTCCGGTAGGCATTCCCGCGCCAGCGACTTTGGCATCAATCAGCGCTGCATAATTGTAAGAGATGGCCGTCAGGTTTACAGAAGGGTGATTCGCGATAGCAGTTGATGTATTCCCGTCATTACCAACCGACATATAACGAAGGGTAGACATAGGCTCATCATTCCAAACCCATATTTCTGTCAGTTTATCGCCTGAGTTCGCATCGCCAGTTTGCCAAAGAAGGTTGCCGCCTACAGCGTTATTGCTTCCCGTAAAGAGCGGAAGAGCATTACCAGTTCGGGAAACGACTTTACCTGACCAGGCTGGAATTTTTGTGTGTCCATTGACTGTAACCACAAATGGCGCCAGCGCTCTCGCTGTTACAGATGCCATGAAGCAATAGCCGATATCACCGTAGTGGATCATGTCGGGCTGCAGGTTCAGCCAGTCGCCCAGTTGGTCGTTGTTTTGGGTAAGCCACTTCTTCTGTTCTTCCTGCTGATCGATAAATGGAATTCCGAAGAAGTCGGCCACTTCTTTCTGAGCCGTCCATACATCGGATGCAAGGTTCTTGTTATTGATGTTAGACGGATTGGTCAGTGCCACCGGGTTTGATGACTGGATAATTGGCAGCGTGCCATCCTTGAGGATCAACCAAACCAGCTCAAACAGTTTTTGCTTGAATAATGTATAGGTGAAGTAGGATTTCTGAATATCATTCAGCCCAAACGTAACGATAACTGCGTCAGGAACGCCAAATAAATCAGTCACTGCCGACTTATAGTTATTGTAAGCCCAGTCATCAATGAGCGATTGCCCGCCATAGCCGGCGTTATTAACCGTAATGCTGGTACTGGAGTACATGTCTCGCAGAATTGTCTGGAGCTTAGCCGGGAATGAGTTTGGTGGTTTGTAACCAGACTGTGATCCACTAGGTCTCACTGTCCATCCGGTGGAACCATGTCCTTCTGTTGTGCTGTCGCCGAAGCAGGTTATATTTACATTACCGAGACGGTCTAGTTTTGAAATGATGTTATTAAACTGGCCGACGAGATTTTGCTTCTCGAGCACAGTGATTTTCGCGTACCCACCACCTGTAAATACAATTTTCCTATATGCATAGAAGAAACCATCAACATAAGTTGATAGCTTAATGGCAGTAGTAGTGTGAGGTACATATATTGGCTTACCTGTAGCTGCTGCCGCCTGGAATGAGGAGGTATCATCAGCAATTCCATCCAGTTTAGCTCCAAAATCTTTTACTGATATTATCTCTGCGTTTTTTTCATGCTGATTCCTAATTATCGACCCCGCTAACTCCTGCTTAACAGCGATTAGAGCGTCACCCATGCCGTTCATTGAGCTGTTGAGATTTGAACGCAAAGATGCATCGCCTACAGATAACCAGGCTCCTTTGCCAATACCACCCGCACTTTGAGGTGTTGAGTTTGCTGGTACAGCCTTAGGAAGAACACCATCCCAGCGGTAATATTCACCTGTTGATGAGTCTCTCAAGACCTGATTAGGAAGGGTGATGTTCGCCCCAGCCAGAAAGGAATCAACAGTGATATACCCGTATTGTGATATAGCCTGCTGCGCAAGCCAGCGTAGCCCTTCAATCGTGTAATGCTGGTTTCCAAACCGATCCTGATATTGTTGTGCCAAAGAGGTGACAAACTCGTCAATTTTGCCTGCATTGAATTTCAAATCGCGCGGTGATTCGCTTGGTACAGCATTATTAGTTGGTTGCGTAGCCATATTTTTTCCATAAAAAAAAGCCAGCTCTATGGCTGACCTGTGTTGGATTGATTGCTGTCAGGGGTAAATCAGGTCGCTATACTCCGCGAGGGTTAATGCGGTAGTGCCATCGCTGTTAGGCTGCTTCTCGCTGATGATCCACTGCGTCGCATCCAGCTCTTCAATTGTGGCGATGACGTATCGCGATGGAGATTGAACGTCATGGCCGTCGAAGATGTTGAGCGCTATGTCAGGAATCGCAGCAGTGAACCCAAATGCGGTATCAGTACGCGGCGTGGCGGCATATCTGGCAGAACTGTTGCCCAGCGAATCGGTGATGACCACAAACATCGCTCCAGCGAAGTTTATGCGCTCGCTGGTTTCGAACGTATTGCTATTGCGGGAAACAATGTAGCCCGCCTGCTGGTTAGTGTCATAAGTGTCCGGCACCTGAACCATATCGCCTACGTTCACCCATTCTCCATCTGCCAGCGCGGTAATTGCCATGCTCATACGCGAATAAAGCAACCGGCGGCATTCCTTCTGAGCGCGATAATCAGCCTGGAAAGAATCCCGGATATACATCATTTCGAACTTTTTCGCCTTGTTCGGCGTACCGAGCTCAATTTGGTTGTTTCTAATCCGGTAGCGAACAAATGCCTGTTTATTGGTGGTCGGGTTTCGATACTGAACTTCAACGCCGTCATACCCGCCCGGTAGTGTCATGTCATAGCTTAATGAATAGCCGGAGTCGACGGTGTTCGACCTGTTAAATACAGTCGATGGCGAGCTGCGCTTGCTGTCCAGGGTGAAAGACAGGACACTATCATCCCAATAAACACTTACACCGGCCGCATCACAAATAGTCTCCATACGCTGGCCAAGCGAGATATCTTCGTCATCAAACGTATAATCGAAGTACGATAGCCGGGAGTCGCGAGCGTCTAGCTCCGCTTGAATCTGATAGAGCCCGTAGATATCAATCGAACTTTCTGCCTGCCCGCCAATAATCAGCCAATTATGCAGCGCGATATCTGCAAACTTCCTCGATGCTCGTATGGCGTAATCAACCTTTTGCGTCGTCAGGCTGTAGCTGATGACATGGCGGTTTATCAGCGCATTGTATTTCCGATCTCGTGCACTTGTGGCGTTCTCCGTCTGACGCACCGTTACACGGACCAGTGTGTCGTTCGCATAGGTCACGTTCGTTCTTATGTTCACTCCGTGAATGGCTTCAACCTTTAGCTTACTGTTATCTCCACTATTGTCTGTTCTCTGGAAGCTGACAGCGTACCTTCCATAACCACCAGTGGGTGTCAGTTTGTCCGTGCGGTAAAATGTGTCGGAGGTTGATTGGTGCGGCGTGGTCTGCCTGTATGTGAAGGTTTGTGTCGTACCTGGAATCTGAACGTTTTCACTATCAACTTTCCAGATGGTCACCTGCCAGTTAGTTTCACTTTTTCCACCAAGCCCTGACTGCGTATGCAGCCAAAGTTGCGTCGATTCAACCGGTGAGAAGAAAGGACCAATCACTAACGCTTGATTGTCACTGAGAATGAACTTCGTAGTATTAATGGTGGCGTTGCTGATGTAGGAAGCATTGGAACCCTCAATGCTATCCATTACGAAGTTGTAATAATAAACGGGTGCTGTAACGGATCCATTGGATGTTTGAGTGGCAGAAATCAGATTGCCAGATAGTGTGAAGTCCTCTGTGACATTGCCGCTGGCCGTAGGGTATGTAACATTGATGACGAACGACACAGCATGGGGCAATGTTAGGCCCATGAAGTAATCAAAACTGGCCTGTTTGACGATCTTCATTAGTATCTGACCGCCAGAATAGGAGCCGCTAATCACCGTATTGGCTGTGGCGCTCTCGATAGGAAAATCTTCTGATTCGTTCTTACCTGGCACTTCCTGACCATCTACATCATCAAACTGATACCCTTCGTTAATGTTGCCAATCACGTCACCGGGATTGAAAACAGTGAATGACGCGCCAGCCATCGACCCAATGTTACTCTCTGAATATCTCACCGAGCTAACTGTGTAGGTGCCAATGCCAAAATTCATGAACTCCGTGAGATATTTAAGGTTCCCCGAGTACTCGAATAGTGACTCCTGAATCAAATCAGGAAACGCGCGGATCAGGCCATAATTATCAGGCTTAGCTTCACCGTTTCGGGCAAGATTGCTTTGCCCTTTGAGGCTATTGTTCGATGAGGTTTTGCTTTGACCAATGTTTCCAGTTCCAGGCTGCTTGATGAGCCCGTTCATCACTTTTTGTGTAAATTTTATCGGGTTGAAGTGCTCCAGCGGATTCAGCAGCGTCTTAGCTAAATCACCGCTTTTCGGTTGGTCGAAGATGGTTATCCGATCGTTTTCACACAGAGCAAATCCTAACTCCTCATCTTCTCCCAGCTCTCTGCCGTTGAAATGAACGCGCAATTCGCAGTGAAGTTGCTGCAATTCCAGCCAGTCACTAAATACAACGCCACTCGGCGCGGAAACCCGCTCTCTAGGTAGCCCCGGAACGCGCTGGATTTGAATAATAGGCATAGGTTTTGAATTCCACCCTAGTGAATATCTTTTGGATAGTACGGATGTTATCGGCTCTCACATGGCCGCTTTCGCCGCGACTGTGCAAAGCCTTGCCATCAACAATCAATCCTACGTGCACAGGTACAGCGCCGTAGTAAGCAACAAAAATGCCATCTTCTGGAATTGTGTCGGACGCCTGCCAGTAAATGACCTCATCTTCAAAGCACGTTAGAAAATCGCCGCCCGATTCGTAGTCTGGTGCGTGATGAATCTCTATGCCCAGCACGTGTCGGTGATACAAAACAACCAGTCCCCAGCAATCCATTGCTGAAAATGTGCATGCACGGTCAGCCCATGGGGCGCCAATTACACGGTTAAGAAATTCATATTTAAGCATTCTGCAATCCGGGGAATTCTTCAGGCGTGTACAGCAGCCCAACGTTGTTATTGAGTGGGTTTTTCAGCGTAAGCGTTACCGTCACATCATTCTGATCCATGCTCACGTCATTGACGTAGAGCGTCCATGGCTTGAGAGGTGTATTCATGTCGGCCGCATCAAAGCGCTGAAATGTCGCTGATATGGGCG